CAAGTAGCCTAAATTCTTGTCGCATTGCATAGTAGCAACGCTTATGTATAGCACTCATGACCCTCGAACCACGCTCCAAAAGTGCAACAGTCGTACCAACTGCTCTATTTTTACCATCTTCACCAACTTGCATGTCTGCAATCGCTGCAAAACGCTGTCCTGCTTGGACCACAAAGCCTAAAAGTTGAAATAAAGTCTGACTTGGCTCTTTAAATGGTAATTGCATGAAAGAATCTTGTATTCTACCGCCCACAATGTCGACATCTCTAA